TGTAATTTTTCTTTGCTGATCATATCGAACATTAAAAGAACTTATATTTAGTTCTTTAAATTGTTGTTTGTTGATAGCTCTTAAACTACTAGATTCTAAAAAATCCTTATTATTGTTTAAATCATCAATAATAACTTTTTTACTTTTGTAGTCTCTACCATATGCAGGCAATAAAGTTAAAAACATCTTAATAATCCTCTGGGAACATGATACAAGTATTGTTATAATCCATTTTTGTATAATTTTTTAAGTCCATTTTATCCTCTGTTAATCCGTATCCTACTGTCATAATCCATATTTTACGGCCAGTTGATAAAAGATAAACGCCTAATAAACTGCCGCCATTTTTTTCTTTTATTGTAAGGTTATTAGTTTTAATTGAATCACTCTCAACAATTCCCCAATCACCCTTTAAAAATTTGTTTTGAAAAATTTCAACAATAACTTCATCTATTAATTTGGGATTCAATCCAATGTAATTCTGTAAAGCACTTGAATAAGTGACATATCCAAAATTAGACTCATTCAATTCTTTTGCTGGTGTTGTGGTCATAGTAAATAAATAAATATGTTTACATTAAAATTATATCACTTATTGTTTATATTTAAAGGTATTTAATAAGACATTCAATAAAAAAAAGACATTCATTTTTTGCATTCAGTTTTTACATTCATTTTTTGCATTCAGTTTATAAAGCTAGTTTATTTTTTTTAATTTTTTTTTTTTTTTTTTTTTTTTTTTTTTTAATTGAAAAAAAAAATAACCCTAGATTTTCTCTAGGGTTTATTTTTATTTATATGTGTTCAATGTTCCTTGACTCTCAGCTCTTAAATATAAATCTTTTAGAACTTGTTTAGTAAAATCTTCAGAATATTGAGTAAGCATATATTTGAACATGCCTACATAAAATTTTGTCTTTTTGAATTGGTTAAAAGTCATAAATTTAAAGTTTTTTGTGATTCGTATTTTAAAAGAATTTCTTTTTTTAATTCTCTAAATGTTTCTATGTGCTGTAAGTCCTCGATATTTTCGAGAACTTCAGCAACTTCAGCATCTGATAAATTAAGAAATAATTTTAATTCGAGATAGTTAGAATTCATAATTTTAAAGTGAATTAATAATTTTTTCAAGTTGTTTTGTTCGAGCGTCTAAGCGATTATATAAAGTTGAAGTAATCGCATATGATTGCCAACTTAGTAATAAGAATGCAATTAATAATAGTTTAGTTCTCATGAATTTTTAAATGTTTGAATGAAATTAAAACCAGCTTTTTTTAAACTAGCTTTATGTCTGGGCAATAATGTTTCTGTACCTGTCAACGATAAAATCCAATTGTCTCTATCGTTTTTTAAATACATGTAATCAGTACCGTAATGTCTCTCAACATAAAATTCGATTGAATAAATAACCATAATTTTAGGAAGGTAAAAAGGAAGGAATAATTAAGGCAGTTATAAAACTACCTTAATTGTTTTGATGAACTTGCAAGGTTTCTTGCCAAGTTTACCTGATTTTAAGTAAGGCATAATTTCCCCTACTTTCTCACAATTCCAGCTACCTTTATAAGCTTTAGTAATGTCATAAAGATGTACCGGGCATATGTATTCTTTTGGAAATTTAAATAAATGTTTCCAAGATCTTTTAGTATTTTTTGCAGCTCTGGAAGCGATAACTTCTAGAGTGACTTTATCTGTTAATTCGGCTGTAGCCCATGAGCTACCGCCAGAGATAAATACAATACCAAGGATTTTTCTTGTCATAAGGAAGGATTCAGTTTTCTAGTTTCTTTTTTTGTATTTCCTTTTGTGTTTACCTGGTAATCAATTTTTAAAAATGTGTTACCTGGTAATCATTTTTAGAAATACTCAAGCTCAAAAATTGGCAATAGTACATGCCCATTTTTTGAACTAATAGCACAATACCATCTATGTGATATTAAATCAATGTTTATTACAAATATTACAAAGTCCTTCGAGGATCGCTTCAGACAGGCCAAAATTTTGAAGGTACTATCATACCTAAATGATATTAGAGTGATGTTACAGAGGCACAGAAGCCAGTTTCAGGGTATTTTAGAGCATAGGGGCAGAGTATCAAAAATTTTTTTTATATAACCATCCCCTCAGAACTTAAATATATTCTCGAAATCTTCGTTACTTTGACTCTACTTTAATTGAAAGCTCAGGAGCTTGAATATTAACAGTTTCTACGGATTCACCTATTACCTTGCCTAAAGAGTCTAAGATCTGTGCTGCTGTTTGTAGTTGACCTTTTGATATAGCTTTGTTAAATAAACGTACTCTCATCGCTTGTAGACGAGGGAGCATATTTTCTCTATCTTTATCCCAATCTTCGGTGTTCCAGTGTTTAACTCTACCCCAATCTTCCCAGGCTGTAGTTATTGAAATTTGTTCAATTTTTGAATGTTCGATTACAAGTTGACGAGTAGTTTTACCGTCAAGTTGGCGTGAGTATAAGCGTTGAGCACGTTCTTGAACCTTTTCTGCTGTAGAACGAGCTACAAATCTAGGTCTGCGAGTTTTATTCGCTTGAGCTACTGGAGGAGTAATATCGTTTGGGAAAGTAGAAGAAGCCACGGACTTAATCTGAAAGGTGTTAATAATCGAACTATAACCTAAAAATGTAGAAATAGGCTATAAAGAGGGGGTATAGGTTGAAATTTCTGTTATTTTTGAGTGTATGGCCGTAAAAAACAAACCAGAAATCAGTTTAAGGTATGCACAGGGAGAGGTATTTAATAGTGATAAAAGATTTCGGGTGTTAGTTGCTGGAAGAAGGTTTGGAAAGAGCTATTTAAGTTGTATTGAACTGTTGAGAGGAGCAATTAATAGACCTGGAGAAGTTTATTTTTATTGTGCACCTACTTATCGGATGGCAAAGGACATTGCATGGAAAGAACTGAAAAAGTTGGTTCCGAAGGTGTGGGTTCAAAGTAAAAATGAAACAGATTTAAGGTTGGAATTGATAAATGGATCAACTATTGAGTTAAAAGGTACAGAAAATGCGATGGCATTGAGAGGTAGAAGCCTAGCAGGGGTTGTATTAGATGAAGCAGCGTTTATGGATCGAGATGTATGGGCAGAAGTAATTAGACCTGCTCTAGCGGATAAACAGGGGTGGGCATTATTTATTAGCACACCTGATGGCACTGCCAGTTGGTTTTATGATATGTGGTGTTTTTGTGGTGAACAGGAATGGGATGATTGGCAAAGATGGAGCTTTACTACGATACAGGGGGGTAATGTTGCACCAGAAGAAGTTGAAGCTGCTAGGTCACAATTAGATGCGAGAACATTCAGACAGGAATTTGAGGCAAGTTTTGAAAATCTTACTGGTTTAGTCGCTGTTAGCTTTAGTGATGACAATATTGATAAAGAAGTGCAAGACCTACATATGCTGCCATTGTTATTGGGTTTAGATTTTAACGTTGATCCTATGGCAGGGATCTGTGCATATAAACATGACAATAATCTTTATGTATTTGATGAGATTATGTTGACGGGTGGAGCTACAACTTGGGATTTTGCTGAAGAAGTTACAAGAAGATATGGGGTAGATCGAAGAGTAATTGCTTGTCCTGACCCTACTGGTAATGCAAGAAAGACAAGTGGGGTGGGAGTTACAGACCATACGATCCTCAGAAGGTCTGGTTTTACTGTTTTAAGCCCTAAAAGTCCTTGGAAGATAAGAGATAAAATTACTGCTGTTAATACTGCATTGTTAGATGCCAATGGAGATCAAAGAACTTTTATACATCCTCGTTGTAAAGAATTAATAAAAGCACTTAGAACTTTAACTTATGCACCGAATACAGGATTACCTAATAAAAATTTAGGTGTAGATCACGCTTTTGATGCTTTTGGTTATTTATGTTTACAGCAATTTAACCTTGCAAAACCAGAGACATTAGGCCAGACTTCGTTTAGAATATACTAAGATACCTAATTCTTACTATGCCTTATCACACTGGGATGAAAAAGAAGAAGAAAAAG